ATCCTAAGATTTTAACCTACTCCTGAACGGATAATCTAAATTTTCAAAGAACGTTTTCGGTCATTTCCGAATTGTTTTACAAAGTTAAGACTTTTATTTTGATTTGTCAAGTACTTTGTGAACTTTTTTTATTTTTTTTCTACGTAGACTTTATCAGTACCATATTTATTTGCCATTATATGGGCAAACTCTAAATTTGGTGTAAAAACTTTTTGTCCGTTATTGTTGATGTATCCGTAGATAGCAACCTCAACTAATTCTGTTTCTTGTTCTGTCATTTTGTTTGATTTATATTTCAAACATAAAATAATTATTCGGTTGTGTCAAGAAAATTATAAAACTTTTTTAATTATTTGATTGATTCTTTTTGTGTTTTTTGAAAACTTTTCTTCTTTCAATAACCACCCAAGGATATTCATTCCGGTTTTTTTATTTTTTTGTTCATCACTATCTAAACAAGTTTTTGCTAAAGTTAAAATTTCTTCATCACTTTTAGATGAATCACATTTTCTTCCAGCATTTAAAAATTTAAACTGTCCTGTTGTGTTTTTTTCGTTTCTCAAACACTGACAAAAATCTGTAGTGACTGGTTTTGACTTTTCTTCTGGTTTTTTTTCTTCTGATTTCTTTTCTTCTGGTTTTTTATCTTTTGATTTCTTTTCTTCTGGTTTTTTATCTTTTACATCTTTTGCCAGTAAAGGATCTGAATCCGGAAGTTCTGATTCTGGTGTGTTCCAGTATTTTGTCATATACGCCTTACAAGTTGCACCTTCAGTTTTCATTTTATTTGATGATACCTCACCATGACCATATATATTTGATAGTGGATAACCTAATGATTTTACCAATTTTAAAGCCGTTTTACATTGAGGGATTAAAATATCATTATCTTCCTTTGCTATTATCTCAACACCTTGTGATGAGCTATTACCAAGATCTTTTGGTGCGGAAGGATAAAGTGATGTAACATGGGCACCTTTAGCCCCAGAAGGTAAACCTTTATATAATTTACCATCCCTATCAATAATCCAATGAATTCCTAAGCCTCTCGCATTTAATACACTTATAACTTGAGAAGCCAGACCTCTACCAGCTGTATGATGAACAATAAAATATTTATCATTTGGTAATTTTTTTGATTTAAAAGTTGATGTTCCGGAAATATCGGTAATATCTAAAGCACCCTCTTTAAGAATGTTTTTTTTAAAACTAAAAGATGATATAGACTCATAAAGTCTATCAATTTCCATAAGTTCATTTTTTTTTCCAGGAATATAACCCATACAGTTTTTCTATATAAATACTGTGGTTTTATTAAACCAATCAGGGATATCCCTATTTTTCCAATTTACAAATGATTTTTTTGCTTCTCTATAATAATTTCTATAAGATTCTATAACGTCATTACCAATTTTGAATTCATCACCCATAGCAAGTGGTGGACAAGTAAAATCAACATCTTGAATATTTGGTTTATTATCTAAACACCATTCTATAATATCTTGTGATTTATGTCTTTTACCGTATCGATAGGTATATTCTTTACACAATTCCAAACCAAGATCACATAGATAAAGGTAATTTGAGAGGGATTCTCTTGTCCAGATAGCGCAAGGATGGTTTTTGTGTGATAATTTATAAGGGGCTTCGGTTCCAATAACCCAATGAACACCACAAAGAAGTTGTGCTGTTTCAAGGATCATTTTTACAACGTGTTTATCACAATGATACTTAGCGCATTTTTTTGTATCAAAATCAAGGAAAAATATATTCATATTGCTAAGTTAATGAAAAAATCAATAACTTACAACATTGCACCATGTGATTTTTTGTGATGTCCACCACTATTACCAATAGGAATTGTAACACCAGCCTTAAGTTGTCCGCCTTGGTTGAAATACCCAGTATTTACAGAATGACTATCATGAGATTGGTGTGGCATTTTCATTCCCATACTCAAACCGATATTTTTGTTTCCAATATGTGCATGAGTACCAACACCTAATTCTTCTGGAGTACCTTTTTTATCAAATACAATATCCGCATGAAATTTATCATTTCCAACTCCAAATTCCCAACCTTTAATTGTTTGGTTGTCAATTTTATCTTTTTCTGGTTTAAAAGACAATTCAATATGTTTTGAAAGTTCTGGTAAAAATTCAGCGGTATTTATTTTTTGTTTAAGAACATTTATATCAGGTATTTTTGCAACATAGTTTGGATTTGCCATTATTGAATTTAGAACCTGTTGATTTTTTGATGTATCTGTAAGATCTATTTGATTTGTACTTATTAAGGTTTGCAAATCTACTGGTTTATCACTCACAGGCAATGGTTGTGTTGCCGGTAGGGGTTGTTGAGGTGTTGTTTGTGTTGCCGGAGGTGTTGTTTGTGTTGCCGGAGGTGTTGTTGGGTCCTCGGCCTCCATTAAAAATTTGTTATTAATATACCTTTGTTCGGATATTAAATTTGCTTCTTGTATATATCTTCTTTTTGTTGACATTTTTTTAGTATTTTAAATAGTTAAAACCCCACCTAAGAAGATGGGGTTAATAATTTTAAATAAATTATTTTTTAGTAATTACAGACCAAATAGCACCTGCTAAAGTCATTGCACCACCGATAATTTCAGTAACGGTACTTTCATCAATCCATCCTTTCATTACAACGATACCACCAACAAATGTTAATGTGTGTCTAACAATTCCTAAAACTTGTTCTTTCGTTAACTTCATTTTTTTTGTATTTAACGTTTATTTGTTTTTATATAAATACAAAAAGATATGAAAAAATGTCAATTTAGATATTATCTTCTTTATGTGTAAGGTAAGAAACGACAACAATTCCTAAGATTGCTATGGGTACTAAACAAGCTACAATTACTTCCATGATATATGTTTTTTTAATAAATACAAATACAAAATACGTTCCAATATGGTAGATGAATAGAACTATGTTATAGATTATTATTCACCGATTTTAAACCAACGTTTTTAGATGTCAGGGTGGGATTTGAACCCACAATGAGCAGCCTTCCTCAACGGAAGGATTCGGCACCGATGCTTTTTACACTCCTGACAAACAACGACTCTTCAACTTTCTACTCCCAGCACCGAGGAATTGTATATAACTTAGCCCATCTCACCGCTGTGTGGGAACTGAAGTTTATCGTCTTTTTCTTATGACAAACATAAATAATATAAATAATACTAACAATACTGGTGTCATAATTTTTAATTTTAAAAAAGGTGGAGATTTGCACCAACATATGATCACCCACATGTCTCGTTTCTTTTGTTTTTGGTACTCCACCATTGTAAGTTTCCCTTTTATATCTTACACCACCATTCACGAGATATCCCGAATTCTCCAACGGTTGTTACTCTACTACCAGGAATCAAGCAACCGATTGTAGTCAGGACAGGATTTGAGCCTGTATAATTAGCTTACGATTATCTAATTACCCACTTTTACAAGCAGTTCGGGGTTGCGTCTACCATTCCGCCACCTGACTATATTTTGGCGGCTCCAACGGGACTCGAACCCGTACCACACGCCGTGACAGGGCGGTATTGTAGCCATTCAACCATGGAGCCAAAATTTTGTAGTCTGTACGGGAATCGAACCCGTGACTTCGCCGTGAAAGGGCGACGACTTAACCCCTTGTCGAACAGACCATTTTAATTTAGTTTTACAAAGATAGTTAGTTTATTTTAATCTACCAAATCTTTTTTTAAGTTTTTTCTTTAATGTTTTTACAAAATCAGATTTAAAATTAGTTTTAACAAATTTTACTTTAGATGATTCTGAAGTTCCTGATAAAACCATATTTTCCATCATTTATTCTTTTTACTCGTTTATTTTTTGAGCGGAAGAAGGGACTCGAACCCTCAACCACCTGCTTGGAAGGCAGGAGCTCTACCAATTGAGCTACTTCCGCTTATTGTACTGACGGTTGGACTCGAACCAACGTTTTAAACTTACCGCTACAGGCATAGATGATATAAGCATCCACTGGTACGTCAGCATTTAGTTGCGTCGTTCTGGAATCGAACCAGATTTATGAGGCTTATGAGACCCCCCCAGATACCAACCTGTCCACTCGCAATATGTAGTCAAAGAAGGAGTCGAACCTTCACGAGATAAGTGTGAAAATCACCTTACCCCAAGGAGTTTTGAGTATTATCTCCCAGCGTCTACCAATTCCGCCACTTGACTGTTTTGAGGTTGAGAGCCTCAGTGTTGTTATGACGTAGTTAATCACACTCCTACTGTATTCCTTTCTCAAGGGAACAACACAATTTTACTGTAGTTTAGTAGTTGACTCAAACTCTCGTTTCACCATCTTGAGTCAACAGGTTAATGCACTTTACGAGTTTCCCGTTTCTTACAACCACAATATTTTCCAATATTTCAAAGAATCCTTTTCCTTATTTGTTTAACAAAGATATGTATTATTTTGTATTAATTATTTTATATTTTCTTCCTTCTTTTTTTAATGTACCAACAAGGTCTTCTTTATAGTCAATTCCACTCCAAAAACCAGATCCGTCTGACCAAACACCTTTTTTATTGTTTTTATAAACCATATCACCTTCAAATGTAATGTATTCAGGTTGGTCATTTTTAGTCAAAGCATATGCTCTTGTCATTTCTCTATTCTCAGATGGTGAATAATTACCTAACCAATCTTGTCTGCATAAAAATGTTGCTTGTCCAACAATAACTTCTTGCCCATCAAGAATAACTTTTTTGTTGAATTTTTTTTAAATGTATAAATGTAAGTACCCATATGTTTTTTTATTTGTTTTACAAAGATATGTATTTTATTTCAATCTACCAAATCTTTTTTAAACTTTTCTTTTCTTGTATATTTCTTTTTATTACGATACACATTTGGCCTTGTTGTCATCATAATCTCCTGATATGTAATCTCAATTGTTTTCATCGTTATATAATCTTTGAACGTGTTTAATTATTTTATTTATATCTTCTTCTGTTTGGTAAGCTAGTACATCATTTGTTATTTCTGTATCATAACAAATCTCCCACTGATTTTTTGTTCCTTTTAAAATTGCAACCTCCCAAGTATTATCATCTGTATATGAATAAAACCCACTTGGTGTTAAAAATCTAACAGCAGATAAACCATAACCACCAGGAAAAAAAATTAATCCTTGTTGTCCATGCCCAGATTTATGTGGTTCAAATTCTATATCCTTAAATGTTATCATAAAACAAAAGTATAAATAATTTTTTAATCTACCAAATTTTCAAAGAACAAAAAAACCCCTCTTTTTTAGAGAGGGGCTTCAAAATTTTTATATGTATAAAATCTTACACCCTCTCCTTAAAAGAATCCTCAGCTAAATCGCCTCCTATCAATGATATGTGTAAATTTTTCATTTGCGGTTTTTTATTTTGATATAAATATAGTAATAATTTTAAAAGTGTCAAGTTTTATTTTAATCTTCGATGCTATCAAGTAATTCAACAACCTCATCAACTGATTTTTCTAACACTTTTATATTTTTTATTGTGGCATCATCTTCAGCAAAATCTTCTAAATCTCTAACTTTATCATAAGCAGATTCCAAGTCATTTAATAATCCATTAAGATCAATATCATAATCTTCAAAATCACTTTTATGAAGTTTGACACCTTTTTCATTATAAGACCTAACCAATTGTTTAAGAACACTTAATGTTTTTTTCATTTTGATAAAATCATCCATTAAATCTTCAGCTACTTTATATTGGCCGTGTTCAAAAGAATCTCCTTTTATCATTGTTTTTAATTTACCAAATGCAATCATCATTCTACCAACACCATTAAATATTGCCATTGAAATATTGTTTGCGGTTTTTCTAACTTTCAAATCTTTTTTTACGTTTGGGTAACCATCTTCATTAATTACACGTTTAACAATTCTTGTTAAGTCTGATTCTGTTAATCTTATTATTCTTTTCATAATTTTTATATTTTATTAATAAATATATAGATGATTAAAAAAGTTGTACCCCCAGCAGGACTCGAACCTGCAAAAATGTGAGCCTAAATCACACTCGTATACCAATTCCGACATAGAGGCATTTTGTTGAGGTCCTAATTGGAATCAAACCAATCTAACCGGTTTTGCAGACCGGTGCCTAAGTCTCTCGGCCATAGGACCATATATTAACGGCAGTGGTAATCTGCCGCTTTTGTTGCAATTTGATTATGGGGTTTTATATTTGTTTTATATCCCAAGGATGTCGCCCACCCAACAGCTGGTTGAACCAGTTTTGAACTAAAGTGTTTTTCATCACTATTAAAGTCCAAATCAATTTCAACTTTTACTTTTACTTTCTGGGTTAACCATTCGGCAACCTCAATTGAATAATCGGCCTCATTCCAAAGACGTGTCCATTTATCTTTTATTTTTTTCACTTTTTGTTTGTGAAGAATATAATGAACACCCCTATTTCCATACCTATATGCTATTACCGTAACATACACGGTACTTCTTCTGTGGTTTTGTGAGTCAGTCCCAATGTGGACTTCCACCCAGGGACATTCTTTTAGAACACCCAAAGTGTGATTAACCACATCTGGTATTGCAACACCATTAACCGTTCTAAAAACTCTGTTCATTTTAGTTAATTTTAATTGTTTGTGGACAGGGAGGGTGTCGAACCCCCGACTCCAGGATCTTCAATCCTGAGCTCTACCAACTGAGCTACCTGTCCTTATTTTTGCACGTGGTGTAGGGATCGAACCTACCCGGCGAGGTTTTGGAGACCTGCCCGACGCCCTGTCTGTACCACGTAAATTTGCCCGACCTAGCTCGGGACCGACATCGGATATTCATATACTATCTAACCAAGAATTACCAAGTTTAACATAATCTTCATTTATCTCATATCCCTCAAAATTACATTCTAAAGTTTTTGAAACAACACATTCACTTCCAGATCCTGCAAATATAATTAAAACATTTGGTTTTAATTCTTTTGGTATTGAGGATTTTATTAATTTTTCGGTTAAAGATAATGGTTTTTGTGTTGGGTGTACAATTATTTTATGATTTTCGTGACTCTTTTTTTCTTTTGGTTCACAAAAAATGTTACAAGTATCACAATAAAAATACCTTTCTTTTGCACCCGATCCTCCAGCTAATGATGGTATTTTTATTACATCCCTTGGTAATGCGCCATTTTCGTTTGCATTATAAATTGTTTCTTTATCACCAAATCTCCCTTTAGTTGCCTTTCTTTTTTTTCCTGCGGCATTCTTAATAAAACTTTCAGTATAATCTTCTCTAACATCATCCAAATTAAAATTTACAGTTTCACCTTTCCAAACATGGATTATTGATTCGTGACTTCTTTGCCAAAATTTATAGTGTGGGACCGTTTTATTTGTATAATGCCAGACTAACCATTTTTTTGTTTCATACTTAATATTAACAAATATATGTGCTAAAATCTCACTAAAACCATAAATAAAAATAGAACCACCAGGTTTTAATACTCTATATGATTCAATAAACCATTCATTACACCAATCCAAATAATCCTTTAATGTTCTTTTATCTGAATCATTACCAAAATCTTTACCTATATTATATGGTGGATCTATAATGATTGTATCAATTGTATTGTCTTCTTTTTTTTTTAATTCGATTATACAGTCAACATTTAATATTTTGTTTTTTAACATATCGTTATTTTTTTTACAAAATTTATTAATGATAAATCAACCTCAACCCATAGTTGGTGTGACATTGATTTAGTTATTTTACATTTAATTTTACCATCTTTACTTATACCCTCCCAACCAGAAACTCTATTTTTATATTTACCTTTTTTTCCTATTGTTTCTATCCATTTGAAATTTTTATAATCAAAAATTTCTTTATTAATATAATTTATAAAATAATTTTTATCCCAAATTTCACTATCATTTCTAGATAAAAATAAAAAACTATCATAATTAACGTTTTCCAAAAAATCTAATTTTTCCTCAATTGTTTCAAATCTACCAAGCCTATGTGATGAAAAAATTAATTTATTATCTTTTATTGTTCCGGTTTTTAGTTGTGGTAAAAATTTATTATTATCTAATTCAAAATTTAAATCGTGACCAGTACTATGGTTAAATGCGGTATACTTAGAATTTTCTTTGTTCATTACTTGGTCTACTAAATCTTCCCAAGCTTCTGCCTTTACTGGTATTCTATAAATTTGGTGGTGTTGATATAACTTAGTTTCAATAAGTGATAAGATCTCTTCGTTAAATTTCATAATACAAATGTAATTAAAATTTTTTAAATGACAAACTAATTGTACCCCCTCAGAGACTCGAACTCCGACCTGACACCTTAGAAGAGTGTTGTACTTCCAATTATACGAAAGGGGCAAATAAAAGATGATGAACAACTTTATCAGGAATCCCGTCCTCAGACTTCACACACCATTAGAGAGCTGGGTTGTTACATCAACACAATTAAGATTGAATACCTATCCTTAGTGTGTACCCTTGCGAACACCTCTCCGTGTCCGTTGTTCTACGCCTTTTATCATCTTTTGTACCTTCGGAGAGGGTCGAACTCCCAATCATCAGATTCGTATTCTGAGGCTTTTCCATTAAGCTACGAAGGTATATTGTGTGTATGATGGGTCACGATCCCATGGCCTCCACTTTCACAGAGTGGCACTCTACCAACTGAGCTACATACACCATGTTGTCCCGTATGTTGGACTTGAACCAACCTCAAGTCGGATATGAACCAACTTTGATCCCTGATCATACGGGAGTTGAGGAAAGCAGTGGTAACGATCCACAATCGGAGTCTCACCGATCGCAATGCTTAGCAGGCATGCCCCGTCGCCTTCAGGGATTACTTTCCATTTGTGCTCATCACCGGTTACGATCCGATTCTCTCCACGATATCAGCGTGGTGCTTTCCCGATTAAGCTAGATGAGCTGGTACGTATTTAGGGGTATTTCTTAACCACCCCCTCAGCTCGTCAGCATCTCGGTGGTCGATACTTTAGTCACAGCGAACCCAACTGCTGTTTCTTACTAGATGCTCGCGGCCTACTTACTCGAGACGTTACCACTACGGGGAACCCAACATTGTATCTTTGGCGGACCAGGTAGGACTCGAACCTACTATCCCTCGCTTAACAGGCGAAAGCTTATAACCACTTAAGCTTCTGGTCCAGTGTGGAAGTGGTAGGGGTCGAACCTACACGCCTTTCGGACTTGATTTACAGTCAAGCGAGCCAGCCAAATGCTCAACACTTCCTTATTGTACCTCAAGATGGATTTGAACCACCACCGATAGTTTGTAATACTACCACGCTCCGATTACGCCATTAGGGCCTTTGTTTCTACAAAGATAATATTTTTTTTTAATTCTTCAGACATTGACTGAATTTTTTTGTGTCCCCGGTGAGACTCGAACTCACACTCTTTCCATTAAAAGTGGAAAGCTTTAACCAGTTAAGCTACGAGGACTTTTGTTTGTTATACTTGTCACTTTCCATAACACTTGTTTTTATTTGTTTATTTTATTTAGTCTAAGTGACAGGGGTCGAACCTGCGGCCTGAGCGTCCCAAACGCCCCGCTCTACCATCTGAGCTACACCTAGTTATTATTTGGAGGAAGAAGTAGGTGTCGATCCCAATACCCGCAAAGGTACCACCCGTTTTCAAGACGGGGTCATAGGCCGCTATGATTCATCTTCCTTTTATTCCAGTCAATTTTTGCTTTTATACTTAATTTTTCTTTTGTTTCTTTTGAAACGTATAATCCTTTAGTCCATCCTTTTAAAATATAAGCTTCTAGTTCTGTTTTTTTTATTTTTTTATTTACACAATCTTTATTAATCCATGTGGTACCAAATTGTGAATTTTTTTCACCAGATCCTTGTCCTTTTTTAGTGTTACTTATTTTTAACTTAATATCTTCAGAATGTGTTTTTCCGTAGAAACCATTTATTTCTAATAATTTACCACCATAACCACCTAAAGCAATATTCATACATAATTTGTCTTTCAATAAACTTTCATTTACAATTTCCTTTTCTTTATTTATTAGTAAATCCCTGTTTGGGAAAAACTCAATTATTTCTTTTGTGTGGTTTTCAATCCCGTATTTTTTAATTGAGTTCCAAAGTTTTTTTCCAGACCCCATATATCCATCTTCTAAATTATCTGTCGAATGTATTCCGACATAAAATTTATTTGTTACACTACAAATAATTTTATAAATGTAGTGATGTTTTTTTTCTACTACCATAATTAAAATATGTTTTTTATAATAGTTTATGTTCCAATTTATTGTTGTTCCCCAAGGACTCGAACCTCGATTCCACGGACCAAAACCGCGTGTCCTGCCATTAGACGAGGGAACATTATAAGGCCAATATGTCAAAGAACTTTTTCTTTTTGTTTGAGGTTTCTATCAGGGTCGAACTGATGACTCCGGGTTACAAAGCCGGGATATTACCAAACTATACTAAGAAACCAATATAAAACAAAAAACCCAAGGTTTGTTGCCTTGGGTCTTATATTCCTTTATTATGTAGGTTAATCGTTATTAACTCATAAATGAAAATGCCCTAGACTGTTTAAGCGTGTTATAGCAGAACGACCACTGATTGCTCGGTTGCTTGCTAATGACCATATGTCTAAGATTTGTTTTCATTTTTTATTATAAGTATATCGTTATTTCTAAAAGTTTTAATTTCTGTTACAAAGATAGGTATTTTTTTCTAATTGACAAGTGTTTTTGAAAAAAATTAATCTTTATATATTCTCATTCTAAATTTTGGTCCCACATCAAGTTTTAAACCAAGACCAGATTCACTAAAAATCCTTTCAAGATTGTCTATCTTTTTTTCTAAAGTTTCAACACCCTTTTCACGGTCATCATTCCAATATTTAGGATCTCTAAACATTTCATGTAATTCAAGATATTCACCATCTTCTTTATAATAAAAATCAAGACTACCATAAGTATAATAACCTTCAGATTCTTCAGGAATTAGAAAACTTTTACTTTGTCTTCTTAATTTTAACCAAATTTCTTCCCATCCATGTTTTGACAATTTTTTTGGGTTATCCATCATTTCCATTATTGTTCTTTTAACAATACGTTTAAGATCTGATTCGGTTAATTTTATTATTTTTCTCATATTATCCTTTCAGATAAATATATTGTTAAAATTTTTTTATCTGAAAATAAATCGTATATTTGTTTAAATATTTATAAAATAAACAAAATGGTGCAAGTTGGTGTTTTTACGGTAGGTCAACCAAAACACAAGTGTGTTGAGAGGCGTATTTTTAATTCTATTAAATATATTCTTTCTGAGAATGAATTTAAAAGTATTGTCTATGATGAAGATTCTGATGGATTAGATGTAATTTATGTATTTTCAGATGATTGGATAATGGGTAAAATGGAAAAAATGTTTACCTTTAACAAAGTTCTTAAAGAATATAAGGATATAACAAAAAAAGTTTTGTTTCAAAAAGATTTACCAAAAGTTTTTAGTGAAAATAATAATAAAAAAATATTGATGGAGTTTTTGGATAAAAATCTTAATTCGGATTTGGTCTTAGATAAAATCAACAGTATGGGAATTAATTCATTAACGGAGATTGACCATATTAAAATAAAAAAACCCACCTTTTGAGTGGGTTTTTTTATTTTTTATCTTAATCTATTTCTT